GTGTAATGCTGATTGGATTGAATGTGAGAATCATCTGGAGGTAGTAGGGGCACTTTGTCCGCAGGCGGATGTCGAGCTGGTTAAAGTCGGCCTCCAGCAGCTCCGACGCCTCCTCAATCCATATCCCGGTGATGTCGTAGATGGATTTGAGCTTTTCCACGTCATCCAATCCGGCAAAGAGTATCTCGGAGCCGTTGGGAAACACAATGCGCAGCTCTCCCCGGTTGACCACGGCCCCGCAGTCCGGGTAGTGCTCGGCAATCTGCCCCCGGAGCTGTGCAAAGCAGCTCTCCCGCAGCGTCCGCGCCACCTTGCGGCACACCAAGAACCGGTGGCCCGGCTCAGAAACGCAGCGCTCCAGCACCTTGCGCCCGGCGAAGATGGACTTGCCAGAGCCGCCTCCGCCCTTGAGCACCAGATAGCGGCTTTCGCAGGAAAACAGCGGCATAAAAGTGTCGTTGCTGGTGTCCCTGAGATGGTTGTACCAGACGGCCAACCGGGCCAGCTCATTAGTTGTCAATCGTCCTCGCCGCCTCTCTGATGGCCGCCAGCTTGTCGGACAGGGTCATTTCATCAGCCTGGGCCACAGTCTCCGCCTTCTCCTGGGGCTTGTCCCTCCACCTGTCCGGCCGCCGGTTTTTCAACCAAAAGATCTGTGCCGCTGTGTCCGGTATGACCTGCTTCACGGTCTGGATGACCTTCCGCCCGTCCTTTTCGCTGATCTCCACCCGCTCCTCCATGTACTCATAGCCCAAGGCCCGTTTTAAGAGGGCGTTTTCCACCTGGATATCCACGATTTCTTTGCCCTTTTTTAGGGCCTCACATATCTCACCATACGCGCTTTTCCATACATACAGCGTTTTCGCTGTGATGCCCATGTTATGGGCGATTTGCTCGTCGGTCAGCCCATCCCGGGCCCAACCCTCCAGCAGCAGGAGTCCGTCCGGCTCCAGCCACCGCTGATATTTGCCTTTTGCCACAACGGGCTCACCACCTCTCGGCGCAAACAAAATAAAAAGCCGATTTACCCCATCCGCGCATAAAATTCCTTATGCGCAACTGAGATAAATCGGCTTGGGCCTAACGCGTCTATGGACGGTACAAGGCGCCTTACGCTATATGATCAGTATAACCCGCCTCGGTTTGGTCTGTCAAGCTTTCGGCGCCGCCCCGCCTGTCCGTGCGCCGCGGATTCGGGCCTTCAGCGCCTGCATCAACGCCTCCTGCGTATCCCCCTTATCATGTAGAGCCGCCACTACGGCCTCATCCATGCCGCCCTGCACCACCAGGTGGTGGGCAATGACCGGGTACCGCTGGCCCTGCCGGTGCAGGCGCTTATTGGCCTGCTGGTACAGCTCCAGGGCCCAGTTGGGGTAACCGTACCACACGATATGGTGGCCGCCGGCCTGGAGGTTGAGGCCGTAACCGCAGGAGGCCGGGTGGGCCAGCAGCAGATCCACCTCACCGGCGTTCCAGGCCTGCTCCTCGGCGGCGCTCTGGTACACCCGCACCCGCAGGCCGGAGTCCTTCAGCACCGCCGCCAGCCGGTCTCGCTCATGCTGAAACCAGTAGAACACCAGGGCGTGCTCCCCGTGAAGCTGTTCCACCACCTCCAGAAAAGCGTCCAGCTTGCAGGCATGGATCTCGACGGCCTGGCCGTCCTCGTCATAGACCGCCCCACTGCACAGCTGCAGCAGCTTTCCGTTCAGCACGGCGGCGGATTGGGCCGTGATGGTGGCCTCATCCACCCGCAGCAGCATGTCCCGCTCCAGCTTGTCATAGGCCCGCTTTGCTTTGGCGTCCAACACAACGGGGACAATGTCCTCGGTGTAGTCCGGCAGGGTCAAATAGTCCTCCGCCTTCATGCTGACGCAGATGTCCGAGATGGCCTCCCGGATGCGGCGGTCGGCCCCGTCCTGCGGGCTGTAAGTACGATACTGCTGGCCGGGATAGGCCCGATCCTCCGTGAAGAACGCCTCCCGGTAGCTGGAAATGGTCTTGCCCAGCCGGGCTCCGCCGTCCAGCAAGTATACCTGGGCCCACAGATCCTCCAGCCCGTTGGGGGACGGGGTGCCGGTCAGCTCCACCAGCCGGCGGATGCGGGGACGCACCAGCTTCAGCGCTTTGAACCGCTTGCTCTGGGCGTTCTTGAAGCTGCTGCTCTCATCCAGCACCACCATGTCGAAGGGCCAGCCGTTGCGGTAGTAGTCCACCAACCAGGGCACGTTCTCCCGGTTGATGACCCAGATGTCTCCCGGGGTGTTCAACGCCCGGATGCGCTTCTGCGCGCTGCCCAGCACCGGGATGATACGCAGATGCTTCAGGTGATCCCATTGGGCCGCCTCGGCGTTCCATGTCGCCTCCGCCACCTTCTTGGGCGCCACCACCAGGCACCGGGCCACCGCCCAGCGGTTGAAATGCAGCTCGTTAATCGCCGTCAGGGTAATCACCGTCTTGCCTCAACCGAGGCCCATCTCCAGGAAAAGCCCCAGGGCCGGGTCGGCCACCACGCGGTCAATCGCGTATTTCTGGTACTCATGCGGGATGAACTTCATTGGGCATCACCTCCTTCCAGCCGATTACAGCACTCCTCCAGAAACCGGGCGACCCCGGTCTCGCTTTTTACTTCGCAGGCGTCCGCCCCCAGCCGGCGGAGCCGGGCCAGCTGCTGGCGCTGCATCGGGCTCAGCCGCCCGCCCTCCGCCTTCAGCTCCACGAAGATCACCCGCCCGCCCGGGAGAACCACCACCCGGTCAGGCACTCCCACATTTCCCGGGCTCACGAACTTGTAGGCCACCCCGCCCAGGGCCTTCACTCCTCGGACAAGCCGGGCCTCAATTTCGGATTCTTTCACTCTTGGCATCTCCTTTGCTACGCGTGCGCGCACATGTGCATATATACATCATGCGCCACGTGGGATCACGTGGGATTTTCCTACGTTGTCCTACGTTGTCCTACGTTAAAAAATATTTATGATATAAAGTGTTACTCTGTAACCTTTAGGCTGTATCTATTGCGGCACAGCACTTTGACGCGGTTACACTTCGATTTTTCAAGTGCAACTCTGTAACCGAAAAAGGTTACACTTGCAATCATCTGTTACCCCCCATCTGTAACCGTTTTCCGCTCATAGCAGCGCTGTGTTCCATAGGGTTTCCCCGCTTTCGCCGCTCCGATATTTTCCCATCCTGGGACACGCTCTAGCAGGCTGTTAATCTCACGGGAATCTCTCTGCCGCATATCGCCCCGCTGCTTGCCCAGGACCTCACACCAGATTTCAGCGGCGCATACGCGCGACCTGGGCACTGCGACGCCGTCGTATTTGACCCCGCCGCCGCGCCATGCCTGCCGCTGCGGGAGATCCCACCGGCTCCACTCATCCGGAATTTTCTGGTCGAGGAAGTCCGCGATCAGCCCACGGATGCCGTGCGCGGTGCTCTTCCTGAATGACACGCGCAACGACTTCCAACTCCGGGGTAAGGTGCAGCGCTTCACCCATTCTCCAGCGTGCGACGGCCTCGGCCCACAGCTGGTCACGCGCCCCATCCAGATCCCGGAACACATCCTTGCTCCGCGACTGCTGGTCGATATCGACTATCCAGAAGCGGCGGCCTCCAGAGGGGTCGTTCAGGCATTCTCGGCTGTTTGTGGTCCCGAAGAACACACACTGCCGCGGCCGGTCTGCGGTATATCTGCCATAGGCCGCCCGGTAGTAGTCATTGGTCTTTGAGAGGAACATCTTGACGGCGTCAATCTCAGCCTTCGCCATCGCCTGCATCTCGGCCACCTCGTTTATCCATGTACCCTGAATGGTCTCCATAGAGTCCTTATCCCCGAATGTGCGTAGGCTGTCACTGAACCAGGCGCCGCCCATTTTTGCCAGGATGGTAGATTTGTGCCGACCCTGGCCGCCGACCAGCACCAGCATGGTATCGTATTTGCATCCTGGGGCCATAACCCGCGCCACGGCGGCCACAAACGACTTCCGGGTCACGGCCCGGGTGTAGGGGGTGTCCTCCGCCCCCAGGTAGTCGATAAAGAGGGCATCCAGCCGGGGGACGCCATCCCAGGTCAGCCCGTTCAGGTAGTTCCTGACTGGGTGGTATGCCTGGTCGCTGGCGCAGGCCGCAACAGCGTCCAGGATGTCATTTTTTGCTATCTTCCCGAAAAAGGGCTCC